CGACACGCTCGCCAGCGCTCTGGTGGCCGACCTAACCGACAGCGCCAGCGCCGGCGAGATGGTCGCCACCGGCGGGCTGCAGATGCAGACGGTCGGCGACAGCGCGAGCGCGGCCGAGAGTGCGGCCGGCGCCCTGGTCACCAGCACGACCGACAGCGCGGCAGGTGCTGAGACGGTCGCAGCCCTGCTCGGCCTGGATGTCGGCGACAGCGCGAGCGCGGCCGAGACGGTCGCCAGCCAGCTGGGCCAGGCAGCCACCGACAGCGCCAGCGCCAGCGACACGCCTGCGGCCCTGCTCGGCCTGAATGTCGGCGACAGCGCCAGCGCGGCCGAGACGGTCGCCAGCCAGCTGGGCCAGGTGGCCACCGACAGCGCCAGCGCCAGCGACACGCTCGCCAGCCTCGCAGCCGCCGACACGACCGACAGCGCGGCAGGTGCTGAGACGGTCGCGACTAGCGGGCAGCAGGCGCAGACGGTCAGCGACAGCGCGAGCGCGGCCGAGAGCGTGAGCAGCGCCCTGGCGTCCGACCTAACCGACAGCGCGAGCGCGGCCGAGAGTGCGGCCGGCGCCCTGGTCACCAGCACGACCGACAGCGCGAGCGCGGCCGAGACGGTCGAGGGGCTCCTGGTCACCGAGGTGGCGATCACCGTCAGCGACAGCGCGAGCGCGGCCGACAATGTGTCGATCGTGCTGGGGGTCGAGGATGTCATCACCGCGGCCGACGTGGTAGGGGCGGCGTGGTTCTGCGGCGCGGCCGACAGTGGACACGCAACCGACAGCGCGGCGGCCGTGTACTGGACGCCGCAGCCGGGCCACGTCGTCAGCCGCACCCGCCAGGCGGCGATCGTCGTCGTCGCCGATAGACAGGCAGGATGAAGCATGGCAGGCAGCTACCTGATCGGGAACGCAGTCGCGATCGACGCGCGATTTTATGTCGATGATGCGCTCGCCGACCCGACGGCGATCACGCTTCGGCTGATTGCCCCGGATGGCACCGAGACCCCCTACACCTACAGCGCGGGCGGGGGCGTGATCGTGCGCGACGGCGTCGGGCTCTACCGCGCGATCATCTTCCCGAGCATGCCGGGGCACTGGCGCTATCGCTGGACCGGGGCGGGCGCCGTGGTGGCCGCCGGCGAGGGATCGTTCGCCATCGAGCCGACTGCGTTCAGCGCATAGGGAGACACCATGGCTAAGGCATCACCCACCAAACGAACGATCGCGAAGGGGCGGCGCGTGCCCGCTGGGCCGAACCAGGTCGCGCGCCTGGAGGAACTGTACGGCAAGATCGGGGCGCTGCTCCATGCGACTGACCAGCAGGATGGCGCGATCCGCACGGCCGCGATCGCGCTGCACGACCAGGCGAACGCCCAGATCGCCAAGGCGCAGCAAGAGCTGGAGCGCCAATACCCGGACGTCGACCCGCAGCTCGCGCGCGACTATGCGCAGCTGCTCCAGCAGCGAAAGCGGCTGCAGGCGACGATCCTGAAAGACCGCGAGCGCCTCTGGGAGCAGGGGCCGAGGGCAGGCGTATAGATGGGCGTGCGCTGCACATGCCAGGAGCAGCCGATCCTGGTCAAGCACATCGAGCGCGGCGGCCTGCTGCTGCGCGGCAACGCGCCGACCCTGCGGATCGATAGCAGCGGCCGGCTCGTCGTCGAGCAGCGCTGCCCCGCCTGCAAGCGCCTGACCACCTATAGCCCCCTAACTCTACGGATCGGAAGCGAGGAGCCCCATGCAGATCCAACTTGATCAGCGGGAGTATTCCCGCTACACCTCCGGCCGGGACGTCGTCACTGCAACCATCAGCGGCGCCACGCCGAACGACTCGATCGAGGTGGCGCTGGTCCGCGAGGACGGCTATGGCGACGTCGCGAAGGTCGCCGCCACGACCAACGGCAGCGGCGCGGCGACGGTCGCGATCCCGCTCGCCGCGGCGGCACAGGATGGCATCAACTACGCCCGGCAGGGGCGCTACCACGTCGACGCGCGCGGGACCACCAGCGGCCGATCGGGCTCAGTCCCCATCAGCGTGATCACCGTCGACGAGTGGCGCCGGGCCGAGCTGTTCGGCGTGACACTGCACGCTGAAGAGATCCTCATGCCCGTGCGCCAGCCGCGCACGGTGACCGGGGTCAGGGTCGAGTATATCGATAACGGCATGCTCAAAGGCCGCGGCGCGCTCGCCTATGTGCATACCGCGAATACGCTCAGCTGGCGCGGCGGGCCGGCTGAGACGATTGTCGGGTCGGATGTGCAGACGCTGCGCCTGCTCACCCCCGAGGAGGACGCCTATATCGAGGTGGAGGTCACCCCGGCCGCACTGCCGGGGGCGGATGCGGCCGAGACGCTGCTGATCGACAACTGGCGGATGACCGACGACGACCTGCGGCGCTACCTCTGGCAGGCCTATGACGCCGTCCAGCAGCAGCTCCAGATCCGCCTCGAGCCGACGATCACCACGACCAGGGCCGACATGGTCGCCTACTATGACGAGCTGGTCGACGCGCAGCCGCTCGAGCGCAACAAGAACCGGACGATCTTCCTGCGAAGCCCGGCCGCGCGCCCGCTCCTGCGGGTGATCGCCCTCAAGGGCTTTTATGTCAACCAAGAAGCGATACTCATCCCGAGGGAGTGGATCACGACCGAGGAGAAGGCGGCGATCATTGAGCTGGTGCCGATCAGCGGCGCCGCGCTCATCTCGCCGGCGGCGGCCGTGTGGGGCTGGAACCTGAACGCGCTGCAGCTCGGCCGCGAGGTCCAGGACTTCTGGAACTTTGCGGTCGTCGCGGGCCTGCGGACCCTGGACGGGGGGCGCTATAGCATCCGCGAGGCGATCGGGAAGTATGCGGCCATGCGGGCGCTGACCGACCTCTCGCTCGGCGCCAGCGGGGGCCGCACCTCGCGCAGCGCCTCACGCGAGGGCATCAGCGAGAGCTGGAGCTGGCACGGCCAGGGCGCGTTTGGCGAGAAGATCGCGGCGTACCAGGACTGGCTGAACACCACCATGCCGAAGCTTAAGACCTACTATGGCGGCGTGAACGTCGTCACGCTCGGGTAGCGGCGCGCCGCTGCGGTTGCTACACTAATCATGTACGGGAATGGCCCGGCGCGATGCGTCGGGCTGTTTCGTTTGGTGAGACCATGCCGCTGAATAACGCGCGCCACGACCTCATTGGTCAGCGCCTGCTGACCAAAACCCACGGCGAGCATGTGACGCTGTACCAGGTCGTGCCGTGCTCCTGCCGGGGCGCGAGCGGCGAACACGCCGATCCGACCTGCAAGGTGTGCGGCGGCTCGGGGCGCGCCTACGCGGCCGGGACGCGAATCAAGGGGCTGGTGGCCGCGCTGAGCAGCCAGGACAAGACCCTGCTCCAGGCAGGCCTGGCGATGCCAGGCGACCTGACCTTCTCCCCCGAGGTCGGCAACCGCCTGAGCATCCACGACTACGACATGATCCGGCTCGACTACGGGCTGCCCCATGAGGGCGACGTGGTCGAGCGCGGCGTCGATCGCCTGCTCTATCTGCCGACGTCGATCGCCAGCGTGGACCAGCACGACCCGATCGTCGGCACGCGCACCAGCTATGCGCGGGGGGCGGACTACACGGTCAATGGGCAGACGCTGGCGTGGGTGGCGGGGCATGGGCCGCAGCGGGGCACCGCCTACAGCGTGAAATACGACGCGCGGTTCGACTGGGTGGTCTACCCGGGGGTGACCCTCCCCCGGCGCGCGCGCGGGACGTATCTCGGCCAGCGGGTGCTGCTGCGCAAGCGACACCTCGCCGGCATCACGGCGACGATCCCAGGATAAGGAGGGGGACATGCGAACCCTGTTCCGCTGGCTGCAGCATGGTCGGCTGCGATTCGCGTCGCGCGCAGCCTCGACGCCGGAGCCGAGCGACGCCGGCTACGCAACGGGCATGGACTGGCCCTTCACCTATTAGGAGAATGAGTCATGGGCGTTTCAACGCGGACTTATAAGGACGCCTCGGGGACGTCGCGCGCCCGCCTGGTGGGGCAAAACGGCAGCAACCAGGACGTGGGCGGGGTGCTGCTGATCGGCGGCGGCGGCATCCTCCTCGGGGGGACGACCACGAGATCTACCACAACACGATTGTGGACAATCTGCAGTATGGCGGGATCGTGTTCTGGAAGACCGCGGCCGGGGGAAACGTCGTTAAAAATAACATCGTTCGCAACCCCCTGGCGTTGTATGACATCAACCTCGACGGCGCCTCTGGGCCGAACACGATCGGACACAACAACAAGGCGACGATCTCGATCGATCCGAATGGCGCCTATAACGACGGCGGCACGGACGTGAACGTCGATCCCAGCTTCACCAGCGGCAGCCCGACCACCTGGACCGACTACCGGCTGCAGGCTGGCAGCCCCATGATCGGCGCGGGGGAGACGCTGAGCAGCCCGTATAACCAAGGGCTGGACCCGGCCCAGACGACGACGCCGACCGCAAAGACGCAAAGCGCACCGCCGACGATCGGCGCCTTTACCACGTAACAGGAGACCGACATGTATCTCATCTCCGCAATCCAGGACGCGCTGAACAACCAGCACACGAACGAGCTGCGGGCAAACCTCGCCTACATCCACCTTGCGAACAGCATGGATGCGCTCGGCTTCGACGGCTTCGCGGCCTGGTTCGATCGCGCGGCGGCCGAAGAGCTGACGCACGCCGCGAAGGTGCGCGCCTACGTGCGCGCGCGAGGGCAGGCCCAGGTCTACGCCGTGCAGCCGATCAGTGTGGAGATCAAGCGACCGATCGAGGCCTTCCAGGCAGCCCTGGGGCTCGAGCGGGAGAACACCGACCAATGGCAGGCGCTCGCGGCCCTGGCGCGCAAGGTCGGCGACGATGCGACCTATGGGCTCATCCTGTGGTTCCTGGCCGAGCAGGTCGAGAGCGAGAACACGATCGCCAAGATCGTGCAGCAGCTCACCGGCGCCGACCATGGGACGCTGGTCCTGTACGATCGCCAGCTGGGCGACTAGCCATGGCCGACGACGCCAGCGCATGGACCATCGCCGTCGACCTCGCGCCGCTGGAAGATGCCATGCGGTCGGTCGAGGCGCCGCGCATGGACCTGCTGACCACGGCGATCGGGCAGGCGGCCGAGCTGGTGCGACAGACCTGGCAGCGCGCGGTCAGCGGTGAGCAGCTGCCGGGGATGTCGCGGCCCGTCAATAACGACGCCTACGCGGAGGGCCTCGCCACCGGCAAGTCGATCGCCATGATCGGGCCGCTCCACGGCGCGGTCATCTGCCTCTATGATGGCGTCGACCGGGTCGAAGACGGCTATCCCGCCTTTGACATGAAGCCGGGCCTCCTGGGCGGCCCTGCGGCGCGCCAGGGCGAGCATGGGACCTATACGATCGTTCCGTTCCGCCACATGACGCCGAGCAGCGCCAGCCAGGGCACGGCCGGGACGCGCGCGCACGGCAGCACCATGCCCGCGGAGGTCTACAAGATCGCCAAAGCGACCGGGACGTTCCGCGACCCGGGGCGCGCGCGGCTGGGCGAGCAGCTCGGCCAGCGGTCGAAGATCGCCGGGCAGATCAACCTGGAGGCGCTCGCGCGCGGCCTGCCAGGGCCAATGGCGGGCAACTACACCTGGAAATACGGCCTCTACCACGGCATGCGGCGCATCGTGAAGGCGTATGGCAAGACGACGCAGTCCACATACTGGACCTTCCGCGCCGTCTCGCAGCGATCCGACCCGTCGAGCTGGATTCACCCCGGCCAGCCGGCGAACCCGGTGATCGCGGCTGTGGTGGAGGCGACGCGCGCGGACGTGACGGCGATCATAGTGGCCGGCGCGCGCGCCGCGTTTGGTATCGAGTCCTGATTCGATCTTGCTGCGCGCGCGCGCGCGTGGTAGGGTCTAAGCAGCAAGGGCCGCAGGGCCGCCGATCTGCATCTCGCGGATCGGCGGCCCGCGTTGTTTGAGGCCATGTATGGACGAGCTGTTCCGGTTCGGATTCAATCTGAGCAAGAGCTACACGACCACCGAGCGTGGCGCAAAGCTCTACGTCCTCGAGGGCATCGCCAGCGATCAGAGCAGCGACCAGCAGGGCGAGCAGGTCATTCAGGCGGGCATGAACTTCGAGCCGCTGCTGCGCTCGGGGATCGTCAACTGGGACCATCTACCCGGCCCTGAGAACATCATTGGCGAGCCCCTGGAGGCGGAGATTCAGCCAGGCCCCGCGTTCTACGTGCGCAGCAGCCTCTACGTCGAGGACAAGGAGCGCGCGCGCGAGACCTGGACCACGGCCGAGGCCATGAAGAAGTCCGGCCGGCGCTCGCTCGGCTGGTCGGTCGAGGGGGCGATCCTGCAGCGCGCGGCGCAGCGCATCCTCAAGAGCGAGGTGCGCCACCTGGCGGTCACCCACCAGCCGGTCAACGCGAACACCTGGGCGGCGATCGTCAAGAGCATGACGGCGAGCGACCCGGGCGCGCAGGCGCTGCAGCTCGAGAACCTCGGCACGCAGATTACCTCCGTCCTGTGGGGCAACTGCGCGGCGGGGTGTAACTGTTACCACCCGGAGACGGGGCATTATCGGGCCGGGCGCGCGGGCATGCTCGAGCACCTGGTCAAGTGCAAGGGGATGTCGGTCGAGCAGGGCGCGGATCTGATGAAGCGCTTGATCAACGCGACCATGTAGCGGCGCGCAGAGAGCGGCGGCGGCCGAGCGCGCGACAAAGGAGATCCCATGGAACTGGACGAGGCCATGCGGCAGGTGGAGACGCACGACCCAGAGGCACTGCTGAAGGCGCTCCTGAGCGCCGAGGACGAGCTGACGAAGGGCCGGAAGGCGCCTCCCCCGTCGAGCGACGCAGGCGCAGACCCCAAGGACCCCGACGGCGACGGGGACGACGACGGCGCGCCCGAGGGCGACCCCGACGGCGACGGCGGCGAGCCCGAGGAGGATGAGAGCGACGAGGGCGACGAGGGCGACGGCGACGAGGATGAGGACGAGGACGAGGACGAGGACGAGGCCCCGCCCCCGCCCCCGGCCAAGAAGAAGGCTGCACCGCCGATGCGCCGCAGCCGCCACGACGCCGAGCAGGCCGAAGAGGCGCTGCTGAAATCAGTCCTGCTGGACGGCGACGGCGCGCCCAAGCCAATCGCCGACGTGATCGAGGTGTCGGAGGTCCTGACCGACTTCACCGACACGCTGGCGAAGGGGCATGGCCAGGTGGTCGGCGAGATCGGCGTGGTCCAGCTCCAGCTGGACGAGGCGCTGGCGCTCCTGAAGGCCATGGGACGGCACGCCATCGCGCAGGGGCGCAAGCTCGCGGCGCTGGAGAGCGAGGTCGCCGAGATGCGCAAGTCGATCGGTGTCACCAACCCCATGCCGGGGGTCGGCTTCTCGATGCGCCAGCGGATGCCGGCCGGCGACGGCGCGCAGCCGAGTGGCGGCGTGCTGAGCAAGTCGGTCGTGTCGGCGGCGCTGCAAAGCGCGTTCATCAGCGGGCAGATCGACGCCGATCAATACCGGCGCGCAGCCGGGACGCTCGACTCGCGCGGTGTGGACGCGGCACTGGCCGGCCTGCCGGCGACGGTGACCGAGGGCATTCGGAAGTTCGGATCGTAACAACCGGGCGAGAGCCCAATAGCTAACAGTGCGGCGCGCGAACAACCGGCCCGCGTGTGAGAGGAACACACATGGAGCCGAATCAGTTCGCCGCGCTCATGCAGCAGACGCTGGGCGCAATGGCCCGCGGTGAGACCCCGGCGGCCTTCTCGCAGGGGCCGCTGGTCAAGTCCTTCAACGACCTGAGCACGTCCATCTATGGCCCCGAGGCCACCGGCGACGCCGCAGTTCAGGCCCTGCGCGAGACGCTCGCCAAGGCCATGGGCATCGCCGACCTGTCGTCCTACGGCGTGGCCGGCACCACCCCGCTCCAGCTGGAGAACCTCGACGCCACCATGACCGAGGTCCTGGTGACCGAGCAGTTCATGAAGATCTTCAACGCGGTCCCGCGCGTCCCGTCGAAGAATGCGCTCTATCAGTGGAACCGCAAGAAGAGTTACGGCTCGTTCCGCGGGACCGCTGGCTTCCGCGAGGGCGGCGCCCCGAACGGGTCGAGCAGCACCTACGAGCGCAAGACGGCCGACATCCGCTACCTCGGCGAGAGGGGCGGCGTCACGCACCAGTTGACGGTCGCCGGCGCGGCGGGCGGCGTGTTTCTCGATCCGACTGCGGAAGAGAATAGGAACACGACGATCCGCCTGCTGGCGAAGATCGAGCGGGCGATGGTGCGCGGCCGGGCGGCCATCCTGGACGACGACCGCAACACCGTCAACTACGACGGCATCATTCCCCAGATGGAGGCCAGCTCGGTGGCCGCCACCAACGTGATCGACATGAAGGGCGCGGCGCTGGCGTTCACCGACCTCGAGAGCGCGGCCTTCAACCTCTACCAGAACGGCAAGCTACTAAGCTTCGCGAAGCTGCGCGGCTTCGCCACCGGCTTCGTGCAGGCCGACCTGGGCGCCCTGCTGCGCACCTATGAGCGGTCGGCCCTGAACGGCAACGCCAAGCCGGATCTGATCCCCGGCGCCCCGTTCGGCGGCTGGAATAGCCAGTTCGGCCTGCTGCCGATCGAGCCCTCGCAGTTCCTGGACGAGGTCGAGGGCGATGTGCCGCTGGGCACGGCCGACCCCGGCGCGCCGGCGGCCCCAGGCACCCCGACGCTGGCCGAGGCGAGCGACACGGCGGGCCTCATCCCGGCGGCCACCTACTACTACAGCGCCAGCGCCTTCAACAGCAAGGGCGAGAGCCTCCCGACCATCAGCGCCTCGATCGTCGGGTCGGGCGCCGGCTACAAGATCACGGTGACGATCCCGCGGGTCACCGCCGCGACCGGCTACCGCGTCTACCGCGGCACCAAGAGCGACGGCAGCGATGCCAAGTGGGTCGGCACGGTCGCCCAGCCGGCGAGCTCGAACGCGACGTTCGTCGACAAGAACCAGCAGCGGCCCGGCACCGGGACGTATGTCCTGTTCAACGCCGAGCCGGGCGACATCGCGGTCGCCCAGCTGGCCCCGCTCGTGAAATGGCCTCTGGCCATCACGAGCACGACCGTCGAGTTCCTGATCCTGCTCTATCACACGCTGGTGGTGAAGGCGCCCGAGCGCGTGATCGTGTTCAAGAACATCGGCAAGGCGTAGGCACGGCAAGGATGCGCGGGCGGGGCAGGGCCTCGCCCGCTCAGAGAAAGGCAGGCCCATGGCCACGCTGGAATCGAACGAGCACGCGAGCATCGCGATCTGGACCGATGGCGAGCCGGCCACCTACGCGCTGCCGGCGCCCATCGGCGACGGTGCGGACGAGGTGCCCCAGGCGGTCGCCGATCGCCTGGTCAGCATCGCTCAGTGGCCCGGCGAGTATGTCATCGTCGGGGAGGTCGCCCCGCCCGAGCCGAAGGAGCCCAAGGCGCCGCGCAAGGCCAAGGAGCCCAAGGCGCAGGAAGCGAGCGCGGGCGATGGCGCGGTATGACCTGAACGATTTGACCGCGCGCGCCATGCTGGCGCTGGGCCTGTACGGCTCCCCCAGGCGCGCGGTCAGCTCGAAGAAGTACACGATCGACAGCTCGACCGCCGTGGCGGTCGCGTTTCCGACCTGGATGGACGATCGGACAGGCGAGTCCCGCCTCCCGTCGTTCGTCAAGTTCAACATCCCGGTCGGAATCACGGCGCTCTATGCCGCCTGGAACAACGTCGTGGCGGTCGCGCCGACGACGAGCGTGGAGGGGGCCGAGCTCATTGACGATCAGACCATCGTCGGGATCTGGGCGCAGGCGGGCGTGAGCCTGATCGCGGAGGGCTCCGGCGACGTGACGATCACCTACATCTGGACTTAGCGCCATGCTTGCTGCTGATCTCATCTTTAAGGACATCATCGAGCGGCGGATCGCCGACCTGCGGGAGCGGCCGAACCGGGCCGACGACATCTTCCGGGGGACCAGCTCGTCGACGCGCACGGCGATCAAGGGCTACCTGGCCGGCGACACGCCGATCGACGTGCGGCTGGGCTGGGTGCAGGCGGCGACTCGCCTGCCCTGCATTGCGATCGTCCTGCCGAGCGAGCAGGAGTCGCAGCAGGTGATCGGGAGCGACCCCGGCGACGGCCACGACTCGGAGACGGGCATGCCGCTGCCGTCCTGGGATGTGATCGACGGCGTCTACAGCGAGCAGGCCACCACCGGGTTTAGCGGCTCCGTCGACGCGGCCGTCTACGCCGCGAACGCGACCGAGGCCAGCTGGCTGGCGGCGATCGTCAAGTGGGTCGCCCTCACGGCGCGGCCGGCGCTCGAGGACCATGGGATGGTCGAGCAGCGGATCACCATGACCGACTTCATGCCGGCCAGCGACTACCCGCAGCCCGACCCGGCCTATACCCGAGTCGTCAAGATCGCCTATACATGGTATGTCGTGTACACCCTGGAAGACGACGATCCGGCGGATGCGGCGACCGCCAGCCGGCACGCCGTCGACATGCTGAACGACTAAGGAGCGGACCATGGCGAAAGCACGCGACGCCGGCGCGGCGGAGACCCCCGAGGAGCAGCCGGCCCCGCAGGTCAGTGTGGCCGAGTGGGTGGCGGGCGAGGCGCCGCGGGTCGGCGTCGAGACGGCCATGGCGTTCGCCAACACCTACGGCCATGACACGGCGACGATCGCGGAGCTGCAGGCCGCGCTGGCGGCCTTCCAGGCCCGCGTCATCACATAGAGGAGAGTCCCATGCCTGTGTTTGCAAACGGCGTGCAGGTGATCGCCCCCCAGGCGGTCGCCGTGGTCACCGAGGAGACGGTGATCGGCAACCAGCCGGCGACCGAGCTGGTGGTGGCGGTGATCGCCACCGCCGACGGCGGGCAGCCGCAGACCTTCCACAAGGTCACCAACTACACCCAGGCGGCGGCGCTGTTCCGCTCGGGGGTGCTGCTGGACCTGCTCAAGCGGGTCTACAACCCGAGCGGCAACAACCCCGGCGCCTATACGGTGCTGGCCTGCCGGGTCAACTCGGGCGTGCAGGCCTCGGCCGCGCTCAAGGACGGCGGCGCGGCGAACGTGGTCACCCTGGTCTCGACCGACTACGGCCTGCACACGAACCAGATCCGGGTCAAGTGCGAGGCCGGATCGGTCAGCGGCTACAAGGTCAGCGTGCAGGGGTACGCGGGCACCGCCACGATCGTGCAGGATAACATCGGCCGATCGTGCATGTCCGTGCAGTACACCGGCGCGGGCTCGGCCGCGACCCTGACGATCAGCTCGACGCAGCTCACCACCAGTTGCACCGGCGCGGCGGGCGACAACGCGACGCTGGACTTCGCCAGCTACCCGACGATCCGCAACCTGGCGGACGCCCTGATCGGCACCGGCAAGTACAGCGTGACGGTCCTGGCCGATGCGGCGACGCTGGGCGCAACGCTCGACGTCCAGACCGCGATCGACATCAAGACCAGCGCCCAGACCCTGACCGCCAATATCCAGGCGCTCGTAGATTGGTTCAACACCTCAGAGCCCTACATCACGGCGACCCGCGCGAGCGGCGCGGCGATCGCGACCTCCAGCTCGTACATCCCCTTTACGGGCGGCACGAACGGCTCGGCGGTCACCTCGAACGACTACCAGACCGCGCTGACGGCGCTGCAGGCGTTCGACTGCGCGATCGTCCTCGTGGGCACCGGCGACGCCACAGTGCATGCCCTGGCCGACGCGCACTGCGCGTATATGGCCCAGCCGGGCCAGAACAAGGAGCGGGTCGCGATCGTGGGCGGCGTGGCCGGCGAGAACGTGGCGACGGTGATCGCCCGGGCGAAGGCGCTCGCGAGCTACCGCACCGCGCTCGCCTACCCCGGCCTGCTGGACGTCGACGCCAGCGGCAACAGCGTGACGCTGGCGCCGTTCTACACGGCCGCCGCGGTGGCGGGCCTGCTGGCGGGCAGCGCGATCGGGCAGCCGGCGACCCGCAAGACCCTGCGGTGCGTCGGGCCGGCGGTGAGCCTCACCCCCAGCGAGATCGACTCGCTGCTGGTGGCCGGGGTCATGCCGATAGCGGCGCACACGACCGAGGGCGCGCGGGTCGTGCAGAGCCTCACCACCTATGTGCAGCCGCAGGGCAGCGCGCTCAATTTGCTGCGGCGCGAGCTGAGCAGCCGGATCGCGGCCGACTGGCTGATCGGCCAGGTGCGCGGCCGGCTCGACGCGCAGTTGATCGGCACGGCCGGCGGGCCGCTGCTGCGCGAGCGGGCAAAGAGCATCGCCGAGACGACCCTGAAGGAGGCCGAGGCGGCGGGCGTGATCGTCGGCGACCAGGCCAACCCGGCCTACTCGCAGCTGTCCGCCAGCATCAGTGGCGACGTGATCACCGTGTCGTTCCGGGCCGCGCTCGCGACGCCGGGCAACTATGTGATCCTGAACGCCAGCCTGGGCAGCTGGGCCGGCTAACGCACCCATACCGCGGTACGGGAATTACCCGGCCCTAGCGATCGGAGAAAGCTATGGCTCGGGAAAACGCCCAGGTCCGAACGGCCAACCACGTCAAGATCCTGTTGGACGGGCAGACCATCGGGATCATGCAGAACCTGCGCGGGTCGGACGACTACGGCTTGGAGCCGGTGTCGGGGGTCGGCGACATCCATGTGATCGAGCACGTCCCCACGGTGGCGCGCCACCAGGTGTCGGTCTCGTTCGCGGCGCTGCGCCGCGACCTGCTGGTCAATCATGGCTTTGTGCCGGAGAACGGCACCGGAGCCCTGCGCGGCCTGATCTTCGACATCGAGGTGTACGACAAGCGCGACGGGGTCATGATCAAGAAGTACATCGGCTGCAGCTATGCGAGCGGCGATGTCAGCTACGACGCGCACCGCGTCATCATGCGGAACGCGAGTTTCCAGGCGCTGGACGTCTCAGGCGGGATCTAGCGGCGCGCGGCGGGATTCGGTACGATCAGATCGCACGAAGGAAGCGACCCGGCACCGCCGGGTCGTTTTGCTTGAAACCGCCATACGAGTGGCTGATTGAGCATAGGAAGAGGCGATAAACTATGGGTGTCGGCATGCCAGCGGATTTACTGTTGCACGAGTTCGGCTCGCAGGTCTGGGCCGCGTTCGGCACGCCGCCCGTTCACGTCGGCTCATCGCTCACACTAAAAAGTGGCTGGCGTGATGTGGACGTGCGGCTCATTCTGAGCGATGAGGAATACGAGGCGTGGGGACTCGGAAAACCAAACCTGCCGCGCCACAATGGCAAGTGGGTTGCACTGTGCTTGGCGTTTTCGGCGCTGGGCAAACAGATGACCGGCCTGCCCATCGACTTTCAGATCCAGCAGCAGACGCAAGCCAATGCGGACTATCCACGGAAAGAGCATGAGCGCAGTGCGCTCGGGGTTGTGGCCTTGCGACTCGTGTAATGCCATCAACTTCAACCACAAAATTAGCATAGTCAAAAGGAATGCCCATGTCCCCCAAACCACGCGACTACCGCTTCGATGTGACGGTCGACACCGTCGGGTCGTTCACCTTCCAGCCGCTCACGGTCGGCCAGCAGATCGGCCTGCGCACGGCGGCCCAGGCGATCTATGGCGGCCCGCTCCCCACGGTCGACGACGACGACGGCCGATCGATGGAGGAGAGCGTCGCCTGGATGCTCGCCGAGATGCGCGCGGCCTGCCTCGAGGCGCCGGCGGACTGGTCCTGGCTCGACGGCTACACGCTGGACCCCATTCTCAAGACCTGGAAGGAGTACAGCGCGAAGCGGGACGAGTTTCGGAAAACGCTGGGCCGCTGAGAAGTACCGCCGGGCGCGCGAGCGGGCGCAGTCGCTCGAGTTCTGGTATCGGCAGCACTACCGGCTGCCGCCGACCGATCCGCGCTACCTGGCAACAACCACATATGAAATGGCCGACGAGTTCCATGCCTACGTGGACTATCTGCGCTTGCAGCGCGGCGAGCCCGAGGATCAGGAGTTCGAGTCGGGCATGACCGAGGATGAGATCCTCGCGGAGGCGGACGCGCTCGGCGACACGCCGATCGCGGCGCCGGCGGACGAGGCGTGGGTCGAGGTCGACCCGGCGGAGCTGCTGAAGGAACTGGACGCGCTGGGCGAGGAACACGCGAATGGCGAATGATAAGCGGCAGATCGACGTCGAGGTGCGCGGGCGGGCCGATCTCGGCCAGGCCTCCGGCGAGGTCGGCAAGTTCCGCAAGCTGATCAACGAGCTGGGGACCGACGTCAAGAGTATCGGCGAGCTGCTGAAGCGCGCCCAGGGCGGCTGGAAGGATCTCGCCCTCGCCGGCGCCGCCAAGGCCGGCATGCAGGCATGGAACGACATGCGCAAGCTGACGATGGGATCGATCAGCGGCGAGTCGATGACCAACCGAATCTCAGGCGGGCTCTCGGCGTATAAGCAGCACCTCCAGCTCATGGACGACGAGCTGAAGCAGGTCCGCGCGCTCGGGGTGGCCTACCGCGACTACCAGAACCAGGTAATCAACGCGGGGCGGGCCTACGGGTTCAGTAACGACCAGGTGATCGGCCTGGCGTCCATGTACGGCCGCACGAACGGCCGCGCCGGCGCGGGGCGGCTGCTCGGCGACATGGCGACGACCCAGGGGTTCGCGCGGGCCTATGGGATGCAGGCGACCGAGGCCGGCTCCTACCTCAACCAGGCCAACACCATGGGGCTGATCGGGGCACCGGGCGGCGTCTCGGACATGCGCCAGTTCGCGGCCATGCTGGCGGACTCCATCAGCGCCGGCGGCATGCAGGGACGCGAGGGCGAGCTGATCGAGTCGGTGGTCGGCCTCACCAAGTCGATCAACACCCAGACGGTGCAGCCGGTCGGCCTGGGGGTGGCCGCCTCGGCGCTCACGACCCTGAACGCGACGGGCATCCGCGGCCTGCAGGGCACCCAAGGGGCGGCGCTGCTGGGCCAAGTCAACCAGGCGATCATGAACCCGGGCGGAGGGGAGGCCGGGAACCTGTTCATGTATCAGGCGCTGACGGGTGGGCAGGGCGGCATGAACCTGGCCGACTTCGAGTATCTGAAAGAGGAGGGGCTCGGCGGCACGACCCCCGAGGGCAAGAGCAACCTGCAGGCGGTCATGGAAGCCATCAACCGGATGCCGATCAAGGGCCGGTATCGAATGATGGCGGCGAAGAATCTGACGGGGCTGAGCCAGCACCAATACGAAGCGCTTGAAGGCGCCTTTATGCAGGACGGCCAGTTTCAGACGGCGAAGCTGGGCAACCTGCAGAGCGCGCTCGGCGGGGACCTGAGCAAGGTCGACCCCTCCGTCTGGGGCCTGCTCGCCGACCTCCAGAACGGCGGCGACGTGAAGGCAGTCGGCGCCGAGTTCGCTCAGCTGAGCGGGCAGACGGCGGCCACGACCAAAGAGGAGCTCTTCACCCAGATCAAGGGCTACGGGGCGGGCAACGTGGCGCTGACCGAGGGGCAGCAGCGCGAGAAGCTGGACGCCGACATTGCCAAGGCGGCCGAGGACGCCGGCTCCAAGCTGTACGGGCTGCAGACGGCGGCCGAGCAGGCGTCGCTGGCGCTGCTCAAGATCGGCGGCAGCCTGCCGGGGCCGCTCGGCGGCGTGGCCCCGATCGCGCTGGGCTCGGCCGGCGGGGCGCTGCTGAGCAAGGGCGGCAACCTGCTGATGGGCCGCGGCGCCGACATCCTGGGGCGCGTGTTCGGCAGCGGCGGCGCCGCGGCCGGGGGCGGCGCCGCCGCTGGTGGTGGTGCGACCGCTGCCGGGGGCGCGACTGCGGCCGGGGGCGGCTTTTTGGCGAGCGCGGCGACGTTCGCCGGCGGGCTCAGCCTGGGCGCCGCGGCGGCGGAGGTCGGCTCGCTCGCAGGCCAAGGCATCTATGGGACGCAGGCGTTCCTGGGCGACGAGCACCGGGCGACGCTCGGCCAGGGCTGGGCAAACCTGATGGGCGGCCAGTCGGGCTGGGGCGACGTCGGAAACGCGCTCGGCGGCGTGGCCATGAGCCTCCCGGGCGTGCTCGGCGGGACAGGCTATGGCATCTACCAGGCGCTGAGCGGAAAGCAGGATTTTCAAGGCGCGTATCGCGACGCCTTCTTCTCGATCGACCGCTTCGACAGCGCGGGGCGGCAGCAGTGGCTCAGCCAGCAGGGGCCGTCGAGCAGTGGGGGCAGCTGGGGCGGCGACCCGGCGGCGCTGGACGCGCTGCTGCAGATGGGCGGGCTGCCCTCGGGGGCCGAGCTGCAGCAGTACATGGCCATGCTGAAATCTAAGGACCCGGAGCAATACGCGCGCCTCTTGCAGACGCTGTCCGCCCAGCAGGGCCAGCCGGTGGCCAGCTCGGCCGGGGGCTGGTGGGACGTGCCCGGCGACGACATGCCCGCGCTGCTCCACCGGCGCGAGATGGTGCTGCCGGCCAACCTGGCGGGCTCGCTGCGCGATGCCGTGACTCGACCCGCGTTCAGCGCCGACGACGCGCGGGCGGGCGCGGGCATGATCAAGGTCCAGATCGCGCCGATCCAGGTGCGGATGCCGGATGGCTCGACGCAGCTGGTGCAGGCCCAGGCCCAGTATGTGCCGTTCGACGGCGTCCAGACCGCGCCGACACTCGGGAGCCGCTGATGCTGAGCGTCACGCCCTATGCGCCCAAGCCGCGCGTCGTGTTCTACGGCCGGCGCGGTCGGCTGGACGTCACGCCCGAGGACCTGCTGAGCGTCAACACGCGCCGCGGACTGGGCGAGTCGACCGGGGTGTGGGACCTGCGACTCACCGGCCGGCGCGTCGGGGGCAAAACCTACCTCGACATGATCGACACCATGGATTATGTCGAGATCGAGATGGCGCGCACGCCGTCGGCCGGTGGCACGTTGACCACGGTGCTGCGGGGGTTCGTCGACAACGTCACCGAGACCATCAGCGGCAACACGCGGCGGATCGTGGTCAACGGGCGCGACTATGGCAAGTTGCTGCTCGCGTTCCAGGTCTACTATCTCACCGAGATCGACCCGGCCGCCTCGCTCATCCAGCAGGCGGGGCTGGAGGTGCGGTTCGGCATTCCGGGCGGCATTCTCTCGCCGCGCCAGTTTGTCACCCTGGTCGGGAGCCAGATCGTCAAGCCGAACCTGGCGGTCCTCCAGGCGGAGAACCCCGCGATCCCGGATCTCGCCTACGATGTGCAGGTGCCGGATCGGTTCGCGGTGAACGGGCTGGCCATCCAGCCGTTTACCGGGAGCGTGTATAACCTCCTGACCCAGTACGCCTCGAGGCCCTGGATCGAGACGTTCGTGGAAGACCGCGCCAGCGGCCCCACGTTCGTGTATCGGTTCGCCCCGCTGCGCACCCTGGCTGGCGCCCGGATCGGCGACTACAGCCCGGCCGCGGCCTCCTACCGCATCACCCCGGCCGACATCGAGTCGATCTCGCTGGGGCGCTCCGACAACGAGGTGCGGAGCTACTATTTCACCTACCCGGTTTATTCGCTGCTCGACCGGGACGCCTTCAAGGGCGAGGGCCTCGACATGGCGCGCAACCCCTACGTCGACAAGGGGACGCTCGCGCGGTACGGGTTCCAGCCGATGGAGATTGGCACGACCTTGATCCCCTCGCTCGCTGGCGACCCGGCCGACCTGAGCGCAACCATGAAGCCCGAGACGATCGCGCTCGCGGCCGAGCTGAACGAGTGGCTCTGGAAGGCGAACCGGGAGAACCACCGGCTCATGAACGGCAGCATGACGATCAAGGGCGGGGCGGGCATCCGGCCGGGCATGGACCTCATCATCGACGGCATGCGGCGGGCGTGCTACGTCTCGAGCGTCGCGCACGCCTTCGACGTGGAGGGGGGCATCTATCGCACGCAGTTGGGCGTGGTGCGAGGACGGGACACATAAACAGCCCCCGGCGCTGGGCCAGGGGCTGCGGTGAGGTGTGGGGCGCTATTCCTATTCCTGCCCATAGTAGGCGGCCTGCGACGCCGCGAAAGCCTCCATGGGGCTGGCGCCCTCGCCGATCGCCTTGTCGTAGGCGGCCCGGGCGCGATCCATGCGCGGGTCGGGCTGCTGAACCGGCTGCTCCTCGACGCTGATGCGCTGGGCCTGTCGCTTGCTCATGGTCCCCTCCTTCCGTTTGTACCGCTCGTCGGGTCGATACCGATCGATATGCGCCTGCCGGATAACCCGTGCCCCGCCGATCTGGCGGCCGATCCCATACTTCGCATGCAGTCGGGCGATGTGTGCCCGCGCGCGCCGCTCGGTGACCCCCCAGGCTGCGGCGGCCTGGCTGGCGTCGCGCAGCTCCTCGAGCAGGTCGTCCTGAGCCCCATCATACAGATCGTCTAGAAGCTCGCGGAAATACATCGGGCTCTGGATGGTGACAAGGTGCGGCGCCAGAAGATCCAGCGCCGCACGAACGCGATCCGCCATGCTAGGCCTCCTGGTGCCAATCCGCCGCAGACCAGACCTCCGAAATGATCTCGCGGATCGCCTGCTGGTCCTCCTCGATCGCAGACCAGACCTCCGAAATGATCTCGCGGATCGCCTGCTGGTCCTCCTCGATCTCCCGCAGCTCCGTGTCCCACGTCTCGGGATCGCGCCCGCGCCCATCCTCGATCGTGACTGTGTTCGCGTAGTCGGTCTCCTCGATCTCGACCGCGTAACCGGAGTATACCTCCTGAATCCGCTTAATGATCCGCGCCTTGAACTCGTCGATACTCGCCCTGGGATCGAAGGACTCCCAGCCCCAGCCCCCAACTAACGCCTCGTCGGTCGTGTCCATCTGGATCGTAATCGTCGCCATGGTTGTCGTGCCTCCCTTGTTACTATTCCTCTATCGGTGTAGCTATACTATACCATATCTGGTATAGATAGTCAATAACAGTGCAGTTGACGCCGTGCGGCCATGTGTGCTATGATAAGCGCACATCGGTGGGTAGCTCAACGGCAGAGCAGCGGTCTCCAAAACCGCAAGATTGCAGGGTCGAGACCTGCCCCGCCGGCCAATGCCCACAATGCGAGCGGGGCGCACGTTTTACGGTATCGGCGACGGGCTTGCGGGGGTGGCGTGTTGACGGGCGAAGCCCCGAGCGCACTGGCAGTGGAGCACCCCCATCTGGTCTAGGACCGCGTACACTGCCCGCCGGTGCTGCACCGAGCCGGGGTAACGCCCTGGAACGTGCGCCCAAACCCTCCCCACTAGCAGCGCCTCATCCCCACCGGTATACTATTCTCAGAGAGACGGGACCGACCCGCGCGATCGTTCGCGCGGGTTTTGTTGTGGAGGCCATGCACACACCACAGCCAGGACTAGCCGATCTCCGCACCCCCCACCGGGCGCCGGCGCAGGGCGCGACGCAGGTCGAGATCGGGCGGGTCGTCGCGACGCACCCCGAGACCGACTCGATCGATGTCGAGCTGCTCCAGGGCGGCCGGCTGTTCTATGTGCCAATCCTGCGGAGCGACGCCGGCCGAACGTTCGGCGACGCTGGGCTGCCGACGATCACGCCGGGCACCAGCGCCACGGCGACGGGGCAGCACGACGTCTATGCGCTGGTCGCGTATCTGCGAGGCAACGCGCTGCTGCCGGTGGCGCTGGGGTTTCTGGGGCCGAAGGATACGGCACTCCTGAAGCGGCCGAGCGGGAGCGCCATCCACCGGGGGCCGGGCGGGCAGACGGTGGTGGAGCGCGACGACGGCAGCTACGAGCTGCGGGTCGCGGGCGGCTCGCTCCGGCTGGGCGCGAACGGCGGATCGGGGAGCCTGGCCACGCTGGACGCCAGCCTCGCGCCGAGCGGCGCCGCGGCGGCGATCACGCTCGCCAACACGGGCGGCGCATCCGTCACGCTGACGGCGGCCGGGGGGGTAACGATCGCCGGCGCGCTGTCCGTCAACGGCTACGCACTGACGGTGCCGGCAGCGGGGACGATTGCCTATCGGGACGTGGCGAACACGTTCAGCGCGGCCCAGGCATTTAGCGCGGGCGTGTCGTTTGATGTCATGCCGACATTCCCCAGTCTCACGGCCGGCGAGGTGCTCTATGGGGGCGCGGCGAACGCACCCGCGCACGACTCGTATCTGAGCTGGAGCGCCGCGAGCAAGCGGCTAATCCTGGGCGTGGGCGCGACGCTCTGGGTCGGCAGAGCGTCGGGCGGGTCGACCACTGCGGGGGACATCGACGCAGCCGGGACGGTCAAGACCGGCACGCCGATCGGCGTCGCCAGCGGCGGGACCGGGGTGGCGGCGCTGCCCACCTTCCTTGCGAACAAGAACGGCAGCGCGCAGTCGGGGGTCGTCAGCGGCGTGGTGACCCAGGTCACCATGACCAATGAATCCTACGACAACAACGGCAACTACGATGCGGCTAACTCAAAATTTCTCCCCACCGTCGCGGGGACATACCTATTCTTTGCCGGCCTGCGCTTCACGGCTGCGGCCGACCAGACCGAGATTGTGATCATGCTCTACAAAAACGGCGCCGAGGTGTTTCGCAACACGGTGCGGTCGAGTGGCGCCGGCGCGCACCAGGGGAACGTTCTGGCGCTGCTGCGGATGAACGGCACCTCTGACTATGTCGAGTTGTACGTCTACCAGAACAGCGGCGCGGACAAGACGATCGACGGGCCAGTCGCCTACACCTCATGGGGTGGCGCCTGGATCACGCCATAGGGAGGAGCGATGCACATGCGCGAGCCGCTGCGGCTGAGCCCCGCGCAGGAGCTGGGCGTGATCGAGCGCCGGATCGTGGCGCTGCTCGAGCAGGCCAAGGGGCTGCAGCTCGATCACAGGGTGCGGCGCGACCTGTATGGCGACGCCGACCCGGGACTGACGCCGATCGAGGCGCAGCTGCGCGAGATCGCGCGCGCGGTCCAGATCCTGGAGGCCGAGCGCGCAACCATACCGGAGGATACCCATGCCGACAGCTGAGCCGACCACCGGCAGTCCGCCGATCGTCGGGCGCTGCCTCTCGATCGCCGAGTGGCTCGCCTACGTGGACGCCTACGACTTTGGGCCGATCGCGCCCGACCTGCTCGTCGTCCATCACACATGGAAGCCGACCGAGTCCGAGTGGACCGGGCGCCGATCGATCGAGGCGCTCCAGCGCTACTACCGAGGCAAGGGCTGGAGCGCTGGGCCGCATTTTTTCGCCGCGCCTGACGGGATCTGGCTCTTTACGCCGATGTCGTCGATCGGCGTGCATGCCAATGCGGGCAACAGCTGGCACGATGCGGACGGTCGCCTGCACTACTCGCTCGGCCTGGAGATGGTCGGCGACTTCGACCAGCACCGCCCGACCGGCCTGGTCTGGGCGAACGCCAAGGCGGTGATCGGCGGGCTCTCGCGACGTCTGGGCATTCGGCCGGCCCAGCTGCTGCAGCTCCACCGGCGCTACAACCCGAGCAAGACATGCCCCGGCCTATCGGTCGACCTGGCATGGCTGGTCGCCGAGGCGGATGCCTGGCTGAACGCCCAGCAGGCGACTGACCTGGTGGCCTGGCACGCGGCGCATGGCGGCGTGCCGGTGCTCGGCATGGTGCTCGGCGCCCCCTTCACCCGGGCCGACGCGCAGGGCGAGACCTGCCGCTGGTTGCGCTGTGAAAACGGCATAATAAAAGAGAAGCCCAGCCAGGCGGGGATCTGGCGGATTCGGCTGGCCCAGCTCGCCGAGCTGCAGCAGCTGGGGATGGTGTAGTATGTACGCGCTCGCCTTTGATGGGACCGTCTGGTCCCTGCCGGTGCGGCCGGAGAGCATCGAGGTCAGCTATGCCGCCCGCACGGCGGTCGCGCCGACCATGACCGAGGCCTATGTCGACATGTTCGGGCCGGGCGTCGGCACGATCACGCTGAACGGGACCACCGGCTGGGGCGTGGGGGCGCGCAAGCGGCGGCCGAACGGGCTGGCTGCGCTCAAACAACTGATCGCGCTCTACGGGCGATACCTGGTCGCTGCGGCGGCGGCCTCGGACCCGAGGACCGTCCGCATGACGTTCGCCGACGGCTACACCGGGCGATCGTTCTTGGTGGTGCCCGAGGCGTCGGGGCTGCGCACCACGCAGAATCAGAACAGCCCCCTGATCGTGCGCTACTCGCTGTCGATGATCGTGCTGCGCGACCTGAGTGGAGGCAAGGCCCAGGGGACGATGGGCGCGACAGGGGTGGCGGCGGGGGTCGAGCGGGGGCTGCTCGACGACCCGGCGACGCTCGGGCAGTCCTACCTGACCGGGCTGGCCGCTGGCGTCGCGAATGCGCCGGGCCTGGCCTCCAGCCTGATGCGCTATGCCGTTCAGGCCGGCGACACCCTGGCCTTGATTGCCGAGGCCTACGACACGACCCCCGACGCGATCAAGCGGGCGAACGGGATTCAGTTTCCGAGCCGCATCCAGCCGGGGCTGGTCCTGACCATTCCGCAGGGGTGATCTCTATGGACACACTGACCACCGGACGCTACCTCGAGGACCAGCGGCGCTACCTGCGCCTCCAGCCGACCGCAGCGGCGGGCGTGGCGTTTTTGCGCCAGGTCAGCGCGCGATCGTTCGACGCCGACGGGCAGGCGCTGGTGGCGCGCGTGCTCCGGGCGCTGCTGGCAGGCCTGGCCGAGCTGGCGCCCCCCGAGCTGGCGCCCCGCGCACAGCATGCGCTCTACGCGACGATCCGGCGCGCGGCGTGGCTCGCCCTGCAGGCGATGACGATCGGGGTGGCTGCCGGCGCGGATGGGCCGATCCTCGACGCGACGGCGGCCGATGCCCTGGCGCAAATCGAGGCGCAGGACGTGGTGCTCGCGACCCCCAGCGGGCGCGCGGCCGACCTGGCGGTGCTGCTGGCCGGGCTCAGCTGGCGAGCCAACTAGCGGCGCATCCCCTCGGCTGCTATACTCAGGACAGAGACGGGACCGACCCGCGCGATCGTTCGCGCGGGTTTTATTGTCGAGTACCATGCAGACGCACCTGATCCGCACCACCGACACGCTAACCGGCATCGCGGCGCGCTACTATGGCGACGCGACACGCTGGCGCGAGATCGCGGCTGCGAACGACCTCCGACCTCCCTACATCTCGGCCGACCCGCTCGACCAATACGGCCCGGCGCTGCTGCGCCAGGCGCTGGGCGCGCCGATCGCGGCAGGTCAGCTGACGATCGCGATCGCGGGCGATGCGGCGATCCTGCGGCCAGGCGCGCGGGTCGTGCTCGACCGGACGCTGACCAGCGGCGATCGGCTGCTCGACGTGTGCGCCATCGCCAGCTACGCCGCCGGGGCGCTGACCCTCGCGGCGGCGCCGGCGAACGCCTACCCGATCGGCTCCGTGCTGCGGGTCTATCCGCCTGCGGCGGACCTGCGCGGCGTGGTGGCACGGCCGGGCGATCGGCTGCTCGTCCCCGACGTCGGCACCGACGCCACGACCACGACCGACGTGGCCGACCGCTACGGGCGCGACATTATGGCGGATCGGTTCGGCCGGCTGACCCTGACGGCGGCCGGCGACCTGGGGCTGATCGCGGGGCTCGCCAACCTGGCTCAGCAGCTGCGCCACCGGCTGCGCTGCGAGCGCGGGGCAATGGTGCGGCACCCGTCGTATGGCTGCCCGGCCCAGGCCTATATCGGCCAGGCGACCGGCCCGGCACTCACGGCGCTGCTCCAGAGCGCGATCGCCGAGGCGCTGACCGACGACCCGCGGGTCGGGAGCGTGGGGGGCGTCGACGTGGTAACGACGGGTGAGGCGGTGCTCGTCACCGCGCACGTCGTCGCGGCCGGCGAGACGCTGGATCTAATCGCATCATTTGAGGGGTAACATGGCAACGTTCGAGGACTACCTGCAGAGCATGGCCACCTACGCGCGGGGGCAGACCCCCGAGCTCACGGATCTGCGCGCCGGGTCGGTCTACCGCTCGATCCTCGAGGCTATCGCCATGCAGCTCGAGTTGATCGAGGCGGGAGCGGCCGACCTCGCCGACGGCGCGATCCGCGAGGCCGCGTATCAGCTATGGACCTTCGATCGCCGGCCGGCGGCGGCAGCCTCGGGGACGCTCCGGTTTACCGCGACGGCGACGATCGGATCAGACATCACGATCCCGGCCGGCACGCAGGCCCGCGCGCCGGGGACAGATAAGGTCTACCGGACGCTCGCCCAGGCGACGTTCCCCGCTGGCGCGGCCGGCTCAACCCTGAACGTCCTGGTCGCGAGCATCGGCGCCGGCGCCAGCTTCAACACGGCGGCGGCGACGATCACCGAACTGGTGATCCCGATCGCGGGACTCAGCGTGTCGAACCCCGCCGCGCTCACGAACGGCGCCGACGCCGAGTCGGACGACGAGCGGCAGCAGCGATTCGCGACGTTCGTCCGCTCCATTCACCGGGGCACGGCCGATAGCATCGCCTATGCGGCCGAGCAGACGGCGATCGTTGATGGGGCGACCGGGCTGGTCACCGAGCGGGTGACCGGCGCCAAGGTGATCGACACGGCGCAAGGGCTGGCGACCTGCTATGTCATCAACGGCACGACCAGCGCGGCCTCGTCGCCGCTCCTGGCTGCGGTGGCGTCGAACATCGCCAGCTATAAGGCCGCCGGCGTGACGATCAACGTCGCGGCCTCGGCGCTCACCTCCCAGACGGTCACATGCGCGGTGCGGCTCCTGTCGACCGTGACGCTGGCCATGGTGATCACGTCGGTGCGCCAGGCGCTGACCGACCTGTTCGCCGCCCTGACCATCGGCGAGACGCTCTATCTCGAGCAGATCCGCCACGCGATCATGCAGGTGCCCGGCGTGATCGACTGCACGGTCGCGACCCCCTCGGGCGACGTCGCGCCGGCCGCCTCTGGCCGGGTCGTGCTCAGCGGGACTCCGACGGTGACCCAGCTATGACCACGGCAAGCGAACAGTTGATCGCCGACATCCACCCCGCGCTCGCCACCGACGCCGAGGCGGTTGCGGTGATCGCGCTCGCGCCGCTGGTCGATGTGTTCCTAGCAATCGACGATGCCACGCTGACGATCGCGCTCGACGACAGCGCGGCGCCGCAGGTGCTCACGCTGGGCGACCACACGATCGCCGGCCTGGTGGCGGCACTGCCCGCCGGCCTGGGCGCCTCGCTGCTCGACTCGACCTGGGCAGCCGTCTCCGCGCAGGCGCTGGCGCCCGTCTCGACGCTCGCGCTCGCGGCGTCCAGCGCGGCCCAGCTGAGCGCCTACACCGCCGGCCTGTGGCGCGCGCTCCGCCCGGTCGCGTTCGGCCTGGCCGAGCTGCGATCCGTCGTCGACGCGCTGATCGCCCAGGCGGACATCCGCCGGGCGTCTGGGTCCTGGCTGGACCTCTGGGGTCTGGTGTGGCGCATCCCCCGGCTGCCGGCCGAGACCGACTCGGCATACCGGGCGCGGGTCATCTACACGCTGACGCTGCCGCGGGTCAACAACAGCGCGCTCGAGGCGCTGATCGCCCGGGCGTTCGGCTACACCGCCCGAGTTGAGGACGGTGGCGTGGGCGGCCTGTTCACGCCGAACGCCAACGGCGCGACCTGGGGGCCGGGCGGATCGGGGGTCTGGGGGCCACCGAGCTATGGACAGTTTCAGGTTACGATCAGCGCCGACAGCGGGGTCGACACGAACACCCTGATCGCCCTCATCCGGCAGTACAAGGCGTCTGGGACGTCGTTTACGCTCGCCACTGCCTACACCCCGGCTGGCGTGGTGGCGTTCGGCGACATCGCCGGCACCTGGGAGTAAACCATGGCGGATCTCGTAATTGTGACGGGGATGGGTCCCGCGCTGGCCCAGCTGCTGCAGGCCGAGACGATCTATCTGGCCGTCGGGGAGGGGCTGAGCGCGTGGGACAGCGCCACGCCGATCCCGCAGCCGACGACCGCCCAGGCGACGCTCCAGAACGAGCTGGCGCGCGCGATCGCGACGGTCAGCTATCTGGACGACAGCAACCGGGTGGTGGCCGGCCCGACTCGGCGCCTGGAGTGCGTCGCATCGTTCGGGGTGGGGCTCGCCAACGGCACGCTGCGCGAGATGGGGTTGTATGCCTTTGGATCAGGCACGCTGGGATCGGGCACGCTGATCGCGGCGGCCAACTTCGCGGCGGTCAGCAAGCCGGCCGGGGGCGGCGACTACACGCTCGCCCGCACCATGCGGCTCGTGTTCCTGGGGGCGCTGTGAGAGACTACGTAACCGCGATCGGTAAGCTGCCCTATGGGATCTCAAGCTGGCGCGTCGCTGCGCTGGCGCGCTGGCGGCTGCTCCTGGTCCAGCAGCTGCGCCCGATCTCCGACACGGAGATCAACCTGCTGTCCATGGCCCTGGCCCAGCTGCGCGCGCGGCCGTGGCTCGAGCTGGCCGGCGGGGGCGTGCTCAGCCTCCCGATCCCGGCGAACGGGGTGACCACCAGCGTCGCCACCATCCACGACGGATCGGCCAATCTGACGGCGCTCGTTGACGGCAGCCTGATCGAGGTGCGCGGCCCGGCCGACGGCGCACAGATCGACGTGACGCTGAGCGCGGCGCCGGGGGCGGGCTCGCGCACCGATCTGATTTACATGGAGGTGGCGCGCGAGACGGTGCAGCCCAGCGCCGCCACCGAGGCGGCATCGATCACCGTCCACCGGCGCGGCAACGTCGCGAACACCTCGGGGCTATCGAACGACCTGCAGAGCGCCGGCGTCGGCGCCGAGACCTCGCGCCGGGTGCAGCTGCGCTACCGGATCAAGGTGGCCGCAGGCGCCGCGACGCTGAGCGACCTCGCGGCCGACGGCTACACATGGACAGCGGACGCGGAGCACCCCGGGCAGTGGACTCTGGGCGATGGGTCGGCGCTGGCTGGGCAGACGCTCGGCACCGTCGACGGCGTGCGGCGCGCCATCCCCCTGGCGACGGTCGCGCGAACGGCTGGGCAGACCACGATCGCCAGCAGCGCGATCACCGTGGTCGCCCGGCGCGTCAGCCTCCAGAGCGATGCCCACACAGTCGACGGCTACCACGCCACCCCGACAGCGACGGCGAACATGCTCCTGCCGCTCGACGGCTCGGGCAAATACCCCTCGGGCGTGTTCACCGGCCTGGCTGGGTCGGCGACCGATGTTGACACGGTCGACACCTTCCACGCCAGCGCGACGCCGACCGCCTCCAAGCTCCTGCCGCTCGACGGCTCGGGCAAGTTCCCGGTGGGCGTGCTCAAGACCGGGACAGGGAATGGGCTCGACGCCGACACGGTCGACACCTTCCACGCCAGCGCGACGCCGACCGCCTCCAAGCTCCTACCCCTGAACGGCTCGGGCAAGTATCCGGTGGGCGTGCTCAAGACCGGGTCGGGCAACCTGCTCGACGCCGACAGCGTCGACGGGTTTGGCGCGAACGCGACGCCGACCGCCTCAACCCTGCTGCCGCTGGACGGCTCGGGCAAGTTCCCGGTGGGCGCGCTCAAGACCGGGGCGGGCAATCTGCTCGACGCCGACAGCGTCGACGGGTTTGGCGCGAACGCGACGCCGACCGCCTCAACCCTGCTGCCGCTGGACGGCTCGGGCAAGTTCCCGGTGGGCGTGCTCAAGACCGGGACGGGGAACGGGCTCGACGCCGACACGGTCGACGGCAACCATGCGGCGGCACTGGCCGCTGCGGTGCATACGCATGGGGCGCTGCTGACCGGGCCGACGCTGGAGGTATCGAGCGATGCGACCGGCAGCATCGCATCCGGCAACACCTACAGCAACAACACCCGCAAGGTGTTCCCGACCTCGGGTGCGGGCAGCACGTCCAAGAAACATTATTACTACATCGTTTTTACGACGACCTTCCACTTCGACACCACGCCGGGCGCTGCGCCGATCGGCTATCTCTTCTGGTCGACTGCGGCCACTGCGGTGGCCGCATCGGGGGCGATCATCGCTGGGGCGACGAACCTGTCCTACCAGAGCGGGCGGCAGACCGCCGCCATGCAGTCGATCACGCTGTACGCGGCCGGCGCGCTCAGCGAGCTGCTGACCATCGGCGGGCAGTCGCAGGTGATCTGGCTGGCGCTGAACTTCTCCGGGGGCGGGACGCTCTACGTCGATCACTGGCGCTATAGCATCGTTCATTGGCTCGGCTAATCATCAGAGGATACCATGCGGAATCTGGTCAACATCACCGGATCGGCGGCCACCAGCGGCGTCTCGGGCCTGCTCGCCGTGCAAGATCGGGCGTGGGAGTCGGTCCTGTTTCAGCAGGGCAAGCGGCCGGTCGACTCGGAGCTGAATCTGCTCCAGCAGGTGGTAGGCGAGGCGACTCGCATCCTGCTGAAGGGTCTGATGGGCAGCGGCGCGGCGTCGAGCTGGTCGCCGGCGACGAACGCGACCGCCAACACGATCAAGCTGCACCAGGGGCCGAACCTCATGCCGCTGATTGTCGACGGGCGGCTCGTGCAGGTCGGCGATCCCGACGCCGCGAACGCGCTGATCGCGACCCTCTCAGCCCCGCCCGGTGGCGGCACGCGCGACGACCTAGTCTTCGTGGAGGTCTGGTACGAGGAGGTGCAGCCGACGGCGGCCCCCGAGTCGGTCTCCAGCACCGTCTACAAGCTCGGCGGGGTGGGGAACGCGACGATCGCGAACGACCTGATCGTCATCGACGGGGCCGAAAGCACCCGGCGCATCCAGTGTCGCTGGCGCCTGCGGGTCGTCGACGGCATCGTAAAAGCGACCTACCCGAACGGCATGAACGCGCCGACCGTGCTGGCCCAGGGCGGCACGGGCGCGCCGGTGGCCGCCAAGACGTTCACCCAGGAGACGCTCGACTCCGGCCTTTGGACTGCGGGCGACGGGTCGCAGGGGGCGGGGGCTGCGCTAAAGTGCGTTGACGGCTATGTGTACGCCATCCCGATCGCCTGGATCGCGCGCGCGGCCGGGGTGACCGCGATCCCCACGAACGCGATCACGATGCTCGCGCGTACCATCCAGGTGGTCAACGCCGACACGGTCGACGGCTACCACGCCAACCCGACAGCGACGGCGAACATGCTCCTGCCCCTTGACGGCTCGGGCAAATATCCGAGCTCGGTGATCCCGAGCACGATCGACGCCGACACGGTCGACACCTTCCACGCCAGCGCGACGCCGACCGCCTCCAAACTCCTGCCCCTCGACGGCTCGGGCAAGTTCCCGAACAGCGTCCTGCCGACCGGGTCAGGAAATGGGCTCGACGCCGACAAGGTCGACGGCTTCAACGCATCGAGCACGCCGACCGCCTCAACCCTGCTGCCGCTGGACGGCTCGGGCAAGTTCCCGAACAGCGTCCTGCCGACCGGGGCGGGGAACGGGCTCGACGCCGACAAGGTCGACGGCTTCAACGCATCGAGCACGCCGACCGCCTCAACCCTGCTGCCGCTGGACGGCTCGGGCAAGTTCCCGAACAGCGTCCTGCCGACCGGGGCGGGGAACGGGCTCGACGCGGATCTGCTGGACGGGCAGCACGCGGCGTCCTTCGCGGCGGCTGTGCATCTGCACAGCCTGGTGGCGCCGACCAGCCAGGCGGCCAGCGCGACCAGCTGCGGCACGACCTACACCACGGTGGCGACGATCACGCTCACGCCAGCGTCGCCCCTCTCTGTGTTCGTGTCGGCCTGGATCTACGGGAGCGCGAGCGGGTCGGGCATCGCCTGGACAATGGCAGTATTCCTCGACGGCGTGGAGCAGTCTGCGTTCGCCGAGCCGACGGTCACCGGAACCGGCAATGCCAACGGTGGTGGCGTGCTCTCCCTCACCGCTGGCACGCGGACGATCACGCTGCGACTCAAGACCGTCTCCTCGGGAACCGTAACGCCGAACAGTGGATCGCTGACGGTCCTGCAGTCGGCGATGAGCTAGGCCAACAACAAAGCGCCCCGCCAGTTTGGCGGGGCGCTTTGTGTGTCGCTGGAACAGTGTCAGGCGTTTTCGAGCGCCGCCCGTATCTCGTCATAGACCGCCGCATACTCGGCATGGCGCCGCCCTGAGTAGCGCGGCATGGCCCTGACAGTTTCCGTTTTACCATTTCCCGCGATGATCATTGCGGTGATCCTGGCAATTTCCGCGGTGGAAAATTGCCCCTGGGAAATGGTAAAACCGCTTTCCAATGCCTGGAAACCCATCTCCGCCCCCTCGGAAATTTCCGGCCGATTTCCGGCCGAATTTACCACGGTTCCAGCCGCCTGCGGCGCCACGCCGAGCGACTGGCGGAGCAGCCGATCGGCGTCGGGGGTCGGGCGCGCCGGCTCCGAAACGCTTGACACCGAGGGCACCTGCTGCCCCTCCTCGATCACCGGAATATCGAAGTCGAGCAGGTAGAAGACATCGCGATCGGCGTGGTAGGCGACGGCGGGCCGGCTCATCTGCGCCGACTCGGGTAGTCTCTTGACCGCCAGCGCCCCCAGGTAGACGATCCAGTCGAAGCACATGCGCAGGTCGCCCTCGCCCTCGATCCCCAGCGCCTTGACCGTATCGGCGTGCGCGGCGACGAGCGCACACTCGCCGACCTTGCGCCCCTCGCTGATGCGCGCCAGCAGCCGGTTGCTCGCGTCGACGCCGCGATCTTCCTTCTCGCGCTGGCGGTTCAGCTCCTTGATCTCCTTGGCGATCGAGCGAAACTCATCGCCGACCAGCGTGCGGCGGGGGAACTCGCCCTCGCGCTGTGCCCCGGCGGCCAGCTGCTTAAAGCGGTAGTCCATCTCCGCATGGAGACTGTCGAGCGCCAGGTCGATCGCGTGGTAGTCGCGCCCCCCGCCGATCGATTTGCACGGCCACTTGCCGGGCGAGTTGTGCGGGTCGAGCGCGATGTGGTCGCCCCCGCGGTGCATGACCATCGAGCGGATCAACGTCGTTTTTCCGCTCCCCTTCGGCCCGACCACCAGCACATTATCAGCCGCCGCGACCTGGCTGGCGCGCACCCAGGAGGCGCGGGGGGACTCCTCGGCGATAGCGGCGCCAGCGTAGCCGTAGGTGTCAGACGGCGCAGCGGCGGAGGCTCCTGCCCCGCGCCGCTGCGGCTGCCGCACGAATAATGAGGCGAAGATCCCGCGGTACTTGTAGCCGAAGCCGATCAGGCAGACGACCACCAGCGATCCGAGGATCTGCGCGAGTTGCTCGAGGCCGAAGTCCTTCATGCCTTACTCCATCAGCCACCGGATGAGCAGCACGATGCCCAACTCGGGGACAAACGTGGTGATGATCGCCCAGAGCGCCGCGACCGGCCAGAGCGCCGCGACCTGCCGTGCAATGGCCCAGCTGTCCTCGGCGGGTGTCGAGACCGCCATGAACGTCGACCCGACATCGAAGCCAGTAACAGCCAGCCACACGAGCAAAACCATTATACCATACCAGGCAACCCATGGGCCGAACTTACGCTCGACGAACGATATTGCGATCGGCACCCAGCACAGATAGAGATACCACATGCCGTCTGTGACCTGCGGCACCCGGAACGGCAGCAGAAAGAACGTAAACGCCGCGTTGATCAGGAGCGGGCCACCGTCGATCGTGTACTTGCCGCCGACCGCCCACCAGGTGCCAAAGATGAGCAGGCCGAACGTCACCAATGGCAAGCGGTCCCAGTGGACCAGCCCGCGCCGGCTCTGCGGCCGGCTCTGCGGCCGGCGCTGCCCCTGCCCCTGGCGCTGCCCCTGCCCCTGGCCGCCCCCCGAGCCGCGATCCCACTGCGGCGGGCCGCCGCGGTCGTCGCGCCGTTCCTGGGGCGGGGCCTCGCGCCGGTCGTCATAGCGCCGGTCATCCTGGCGGCGATCGTCATAGCGGCGATCATCCTGGCGCCGGTCGTCCCGGCGCGGCTGGGCGGGCTGGGCGGAGCGGTTGAACAATCCCATTTTGCTTCCTTTCTGCGTTGTGTGCTATGATACGTCATAGGCGCGGACGCTTCCGCCGCGCCAGCGGGGCGCCCACACGCCCCGCGCTTTTTTACTCGGCGACGGCGACCGCGTGTCCGTTGCTGGTCTCTGCCATCCAGCCTCGCAACGAGGACTCGGTCCAGCCCAGCTCGGCCGCGACCTGCGCGCGGCTCGCGCCGGCGTCCATCCTGGCTCGCGCATAGGCCACGACCTGCGCGCGGGTCGGCGGCATGCTCGCGGGCCGGCTCGCGAGCTCAGCCCGCAGCGCCGCGAGCTCCTCGCGAAGATTGCGCTCCTTCTCGCGAGCTCCCGCGACCTGCTCGCCGTGTTTCGCGAGTTGATCGCGGTATCTCGCGACCTCTTCCTCGCGGCTCGCGAGTTGTTCGCGAAGGCTCGCGAGGTCGGCCTCCTGGACCGCGAGCCCCTCGCGCGCCATGTTCCGCTGTTCCGCAGCCCTCGCGAGATCCTCCTCTCGCTCGCGAATCGTCTCGCGCAGCAGGTCGATCTCCGCGCCCCATCTCGCGAGCTGCTCGCGAGCGTTCGCGAGGTCGGTCTCCAGCCGGTAGACCGTCGCTTGCCAGTCGAGGTTCTCCGCGACCTTGCTCGCGAGGTGTGCGCGTGTCGTCGCGAGCTCGGCCGACAGGCTCGCGACCGTCTCGCGCAGGCCGCGCGCCATTCGCGTGAGCCGCTCCACCAGGCCGCGCCGCTGGGCGAGCAGGCGCCGGTAGCGCGCGGTGATCGTCTGGTCCCGCTGGTCCGCTGCCCGGATCTGCGCGACCCGGCTCGCGGCGGCGAAGGTGAACGCCGCGACCGCCAGCGAGGCCAGGCTCAGGAACACGACCACCAGCACGCGCGACCAGAACGGCTCCCCGCGGGCGATGGCGGCCAGGTCCGAGTCGGGCGCGATCTTTTCGAGCACGTTCGCGACAAAGGTGGATTGCGCGGCGAAATAATTCGCAAGCGTCTCCATGACCAGGAACAGGCCCATGCCTCCCAGGTAGGCGGCCCGCTGCGCCGGCCGCCTGTCGAGCGTGGCTGCAGCGTCCAGGCCGATGATCCCGATCGCGACGACCGCCACGAACACGGCCGCGAGATTCGGGTCGACCAGGTAGCCGAAGAAGATCCACGACCCATGCGCCGCGATCACGCTGGCGCCGGCGGCGAGCGTCGCAAACAGGACGAGCCGCGGGTCGAGTACGTAGCGCTTCATTTTGCCTCCTTCTTCAGCGCCGCCAGGAACGCATCGAGCGCCTCCCGCGACACATACCGCCAGGTGCGAAACCCATGCTGCTCGGCCCGAGCCACCGGCAGCTTGCCGGTGTCGAGCCAGTTGTGGACCGTCCGCAGGGTGACCCTGACCCCCGCCTTATTCGCGGCGGTGATTACCTGCGGCGGGGTGAGCATGTCGCCGGCCGGATCGTCTGACATCATACGCGCTCCCTGTATTTCTGTACACCTGTAGTAGTATACGCGATCCATTGCCAGCTGTCAACCCCCAAATGGAACGCGATCCCCCTTGACGGCGTATCGTCATGTGTGATAGGATATAACGGCGTTATACAACCACACGCGAGGAGAGGATCTATGGCACGAAAGAAAGTCGGGCGGGGGGTAACGCTCTACCCCGCCGAGGATACCATGCTGAGCGAGATCATGCACGCGACCGACCCGGCCACGCCGGATCGGTCGAACGTCAACGGGCGTCTTATTCGCGGCGCCTACGAATTGCGGGTCTTGCTGGGCACGCAGCGGCCGGGGGAGATCCCGGCCGAGGAGTACGAGGGATGGGCGGTGCGGGTCGGCATGGTTGACCGAGCCACCTACGAGCGCCTGCGCTCGCGCGCCGCCTAAACGCGACACGCCCCGCGAATGCAGCGCGGAGCGTGTGCCGGTACAACTGAGTGGTGATGAACCTTAACAGGAACTATAGCACGCCCATGCGGGAAAGTCAACGTGCCGCGGAAACTGGCTTGAGCGCCGCCGCGGCCTGGGTCACCAGCGACGAGATGAACACGGCAGCGGAGCGCTGCCCGTCGGCGTTCAGCTCCGCCAGGCGATCCAGAATAGGCCCCAGCTGGGGATGCCTCGCGACGATCGCGGTGGCCCGCTGCGACGCCGGCGACAACACGGTCGCCGCATCGTCAGGGATCGACGCCTCGCGGTTCACGGCGCGCAGCCAGGGCATCGCCCAGCCGAACGCCAGCGACAGCTGGATCAGGGTGTTCGTCCCCGCCTGCTGCTCGCGCCGCTCCGGCTTCTGGAAATAAAAGATCCCCGTCGGCGAGAGCCGCTGCTTGTCGGGCACCAGGCCCTCTGGGACCCGCCGGCGCCGTGGCCGCGTGGTCGTCAATGTACGCCCGGACGAGCTGCCAGGCGTGGGCCTCTCGCTCCTCGACGGTCATCATCATGGGTCATTCCTCCTCTGGGTAAAACGACATACTGTCAGTATAACGAATCTTTTACCGGCCGTCAATGGGAATTGTAACAGCATGCCCATTGACGATCGGTATTACCATGTGGTAGGATGAGCACAGCCCCGCCCGCACCGAGGCTCCCTATCTGAGCGACCTGGGGACGCCATGGACTGTATCGATCTCACCACCTCCGAGGGGCGCGCAGCCTGGGAGCAGATCCAGCGCGAGCAGCGCACGCCGAAGCGGGCGAAGTATGGCAATGTGCGAACGCCGACCGACGCCGGCATGGCCGACTCGAAAGTCGAGGCCGCGCGCTGGGCCGAGCTGCGCATGCTCGAGCGCGCGGGCGTGATCACTGGCCTGCGCTTCCATCCTCGGTATGTTCTCCCCGGCGGGGTCGTCTACGAGGGCGACTCCGAATACGTGGACGCAGACCGCCAGCTGGTCTGCGAAGATGTGAAGGGCAAAACGGCCCCCCTCACCTCGGCATTCAAAATTAAGGCCCGACTCTTTCGGGAACGTTACCCGGACATTCAACTACGCATCGAGCGACGTTAGCCGGGCGCCCCGCGCGCCTGGCCGCTCTGTGCGGATCGGGGGCACTATGGCACACAATGGAGGGGTCTTTCGGACGGTCAAGGACAAGGAACACCCATACCGCACTATGAACATCAGCGCATTACAAGACACCCGGCTATCACTTGAGGCGCGCGGACTGCTCGGGTACGCGCTTTCAAAGCCCGATGGCTGGGAGATGCGCTTTAATGAGTTGCTCGCAAACGCCGGCCCAAACTGCCGGGAGGACCGGCTGCGCCGGATACTGCGGGAGCTCGAGACATTCGGGTATCTGGTGCGCGTGCGGCACCACGTCGCGCATGGACGCTTCGACTGGGACATGCGGTTTTACGAGTCTCCACAATCTGCCGATTCGTCCATACTGGACAAACCGGCAGATGGTAAAAAGCGGAGAAACCGCGCGACAAAGCCTAATCCACCATATGGGGAAAATCGGCAAATGGTGACCGATGATCCGCCATCTGGCGAATCCACCATACCAGGAAAACCGGCAGATGGTGACCGCATTGCAACGCCAAATCCACCATCTGCCGATTCGTCCATACTGGACAAACCGGCAGATATAGAATCATGTACTCCTGTTACTAACGTAACAGGAGTAGCGGACGCTTCGCGATCCGCCCCCCGCAGGCGAAAACCAAAGGACGAAGCGCCGAAGGTAGAGAAGCCCGCAACCCCGATCGCCGTCATCGAGGCCATGGCCGATGTGTGCAAGATCGATCGCCAGATGGCGACGAAGGAGGATCACATCAACCTGGCGAACAGCACCGGGGTAATCTGGCGTGCTGGTCAGGCGAAGGGCCTGACCGACGAGGAGATCATCGAGTCGATCCGGTATGTCGGCGGCTGGTTTGTGAGGTGTGACTGGCGCGGGAAGAAGGGCGAGAGCCCAACCCCCGAGCTTATGCGCAAGGTATGGCGGCAGGCGATCGACGCGCGCCCTGCCAGGACCACCCCCACGCCCGCACCCACGCGCATTGATGCCCCGCCCGGAGTGCAGCCCGTCGGCGCGACGGCGGGCGCGCTCCTGCGCGGACGAGAGCAGCTGCAACGTAGCAAGGAGCGAACCGCATGAGCAGCCCGGAACTCCCCCACAACATCGACTCCGAGAAGGCGACGCTCGGATCGGTGCTCATGAACCGCGACGCGCTGATCCCGATCGCGTCGTGGCTGAAGCCGTCGCATTTCTACATGGAGCGGCACGGCTGGGTTTATGAGGCGATGCTGGAGTGTCTACGAAAACGCGCCTCGCCCGATACGATCAACGTGCTGGCGGAGCTGCGGCGCCAGGGCCGCGCCGAGGCGATCGGCGGGCTGGAGTACCTCGTCTCCCTGGGCGACTGGCTGCCGACATCCTACAACGTCGAGCGGTACGCGCGCCAGGTGGTCGAGTGCAGCGTGCTGCGCCAGGTGATCGCGGCCGGCGCCTCGATCGCCGGCCTGGGCTATGATCAGACCCGCGGCGCCGAGCAGGTGCTGGCCGACGCCACGGCAAAGCTGACCACGATCCAGATGGGCCGCGAGGACGACGTATTCGCGCCGCTCGGCGCCACGATCGACGCCTATTTCGAGAAGCTGGGCCAGGTGCAGGATGGCAACGCCTCGGTGCTCGGGACGGGGACCGGGTTCCGCGACCTGGACGAGATCACCGGCGGCCTGCACGCCGACGAGTTGACGATCGTGGCCGCCCGACCTGCGGTCGGTAAAACCTCGTTTATGCTGAGCGCGGCGGCCAATATCGGCGACCGCGGCGACTCGGATGTTCTGATCGCCTCGCTGGAGATGAGCCGCGATCAGATGCTGGTACGGCTCCTGGCGATGGCGACCAGGATCGACACCTACCGCCTGCGCATGCTGCACTTGAACGATCAGGAGTCGGCGCTGGTCGTGTCGGCGCTCGGGCAGCTGAACGAGCTGCCGGTCTTCCTGGCGGACATCAGCGCCATGACCGTCGAGCAGGTGCGGCTGGCCGCGCTCCGGCACATTGCCAGGCGCAACCGCCCGGTGGTGGTCATGATCGACTACCTCCAGCTGATGGGGTCAGCTCGGCCGCGCGAGAACCGAGTCCAGGACGTGAGCGACATCTCGCGCGGCCTGAAAAACCTCTCCCGCGAGTTGCATGTCCCGGTGGTCGCGCTCTCGCAGCTCTCGCGCGCGGTCGAGAGCCGGCAGAGCCACATCCCCATGCTCTCAGATCTGCGGGAGTCGGGCAGCCTGGAGCAGGACGCCGATAACGTCTGGTTTTTGTACCGCGAGGAGTTGTACGACAAAGAGACCGACAAGAAGGGGATCGTCGAGCTGCACATCGCCAAGCACCGCCAGGGGCCGCAGGGAGTGGTGCCGATGCGCTTCGACGCCGCAACAACACAGTTTAGCGATCTGACCTATCGCACGCCTGACGGCTACTAGCCAGAAAGGAGCCACATGAACACCGATCCATGGACGATGCGCGTCGCCGCCCCCGTCCCCGATCCGCAGCCCCTCTCCATCCGGCAGGCCGAGCTGCTGTTCGCCGAGGGCCGCGCGTGCCACGCCGCGCGCTGGGCGCTGAACGCCCACCTGCAGAAGTGGACCCTTGAGACGCGCCAGGCGCTCGATCGCGCGATCGAGCAGGCGGCCGAGGCCCACGCCGCGCGCGTCGCCGCCTCCCAGAAAATACCCACTTGACAAGTGGCGTTACTTCATGGTAATATACCAGTGTATGACACGGTGATACAAAAACAACGTAGCAAGGAGCAACCACCATGGCAATTCCTCAAGACCTGACCCAGGCGGAGCTGGCCGAGCTGATGCGGCTGGCGCTGGCCGACTTCCTGGCCGTGCTGGGCAAGAGCGTGCTGGTGCGCGAGGTGCTCGACCAGAACGACGACGGCGAGCTTCGCACCTTCCAGCTGCACGGCCTCATGCCGGTCACAATCACCGGCTGCGAGCTGCTGAGCTTCGACGAGGGCGGGAACCACTGCCCGCGCTGGTACGTTGTCCCGGCCAACCCCGATCGCCTGCGCTACGCGGAGCCCGGCTCCTTCGTCTGGGGCGTGATCCGCAACGAGGCCGGCGACGTCTCGTACCCGCGCTATCGGCTGCAGGATGGCCCGCGCAGCGTCCGCGAGTGGAACGTCCAGGAGCTGGAGATCTTCTGCCGGCGGGTCGAGCCCGTGGCGGTCGCGCCCGATGGGACGCTGGTCGATGCGGCTGGCGTGCCGGCGCTCGACACCTTCTGCGTAACCTGCGGCAACGACGGCGACTGCCCAGACTGCGGGCGCTAGGCCCCTCTTTTTTTAGGCTAT